GAATTAAGGATTATAAAAAACCATAAATAAATGATTACAAATCAAGATAAAGAACACTCACTTTGGGTGGAACGATATAGACCAGATGACATTGAAAACTATGTTGGTAACGAATCCATTGTAAGTAAAGTAAAAGTATATCTCCAAAACGGAGATGTACCACATTTACTACTATATGGTGTTGCAGGAACAGGTAAGACAACACTTGCTAAAATAATAGCAAATGCATTAGAATGTGATGTAATGTATATAAACGCATCGGATGAAAATGGTGTAGATGTTATTAGGGACAAAGTAAAAAGTTATGCTAGTTCAGCTGGATTCCAAAAGTGGAAATTAGTACTACTTGATGAGGCTGATTATATGACACCAAACGGACAGGCAACTTTACGTAATTTAATGGAAACATTTAGTAAAACAACACGATTTATATTAACGTGTAATTACGTAGAAAAGATTATTGACCCAATACAAAGTAGATGTCAGGTATTTGCTGTACATCCACCAAGTAAATCAGAAGTTGCAAAACGACTTGTTTCTATATTGGATGAAGAATCAATAACATACGAAATGGAAGACGTAGCTACAATTGTTAACAGTGGTTATCCTGATATTAGAAGGGTACTAAACAGTGCACAAAGACAGGTAGTTAGTAATGTACTGACCATTGACAAACAGAGTATGGTAGAGGCAAACTACGCAATGAAAGTAATTGAAATACTTAAATCGAATAGTAGTCCAAAGGATATGTTAGCAAACATTAGACAAATTATTGCTGATAGTAAAGTTAAAACATTTGAACCATTGTATCAGATGTTGTTTGACGAGATTGATAATTGGGGTACAGGTCATATAGGTCCATTATTATTAATAATAGCAGATGCACAAAGTAAGGATGCATTAGTAGTTTGTAAAGAAATAAATGTTGCTGCAATGTTTGTACAAATTATATCAGAAAAAACAAAATAACAATAGTTATAAAAGTTAAAAATAGTTACATTAAAAGGTTAAAATAAGTTATGAGTAAAATTATCAAATTCGACACGGATGCACGTAAGGCATTAAAAACAGGTGTTAACAAACTAGCAGCTTCAGTATCAGTAACATTAGGACCCAAAGGTCGTAACGTATTAATTGGTAAAAAGTTTGGTGCACCACACAATACAAAAGATGGTGTAACAGTTGCTAAAGAAGTAGAGCTAAAAGACCCAACAGAAAATATGGGTGCACAGATGGTAAAGGAAGTTGCTTCTTCAACAAATGATTTAGCGGGTGATGGTACCACAACAGCAACAGTAATTGCAAATTCAATTGTTAATTCAGGAATGAAGGCAGTAGAAAACAAATCTAATCCAATTGATTTAAAACGTGGGATTGACAAAGCAACAGCTGTTATTGTTAAACACTTAGAAGATTCTAGTATTAAAATTTCAAGTAACGATGCTAAAATACAACAAATAGCTACTATCTCAGCAAATAACGATTCTTCAATTGGAGATCTTATTGCAAGTGCTATAGATAAAGTAGATAGAGAAGGTGTTATTACCGTTGAAGAATCTAAAGGAACAGAAACTACGGTAGAAGTAGTAGAAGGGATGCAATTTGATAGAGGATATTTATCAGGATACTTTGTTACTAACAAAGAAAAAGTAATTGTGGAACAAGAAGCTCCATTAGTTCTATTATATGATAAGAAGATATCAACTATGAAATCACTATTACCAATATTAGAAGCAGCAGTTGGAACAGGAAAACCATTATTAATTGTTGCAGAAGATATTGATGGAGAAGCATTAGGTACATTAGTTGTTAATCGATTAAGAGGTGGATTAAACGTTTGTGCAGTTAAGTCACCGGGTTTTGGAGATAAACGAAAAGAGATGTTAGAAGATTTAGCAGTACTTACAGGTGCAACATTAATTTCAGAAGATAAGGGGATTAAGTTGGAACACGCAACAATGGCTATGTTAGGTAATGCAGAAAAGATAACTGTTGATAAAAACAATACAACTATCATTAACGGTGCAGGAGATTCTAAATTAATTGCTGAAAGAATTTCAACTATTAAAGCACAGATGGAAGACAGTACATCTGACTACGAAACAGAATTATATCAAGAACGTTTAGCTAAGTTATCTGGAGGAGTTGCTGTATTATATGTAGGTGCAACTAGTGAAGTAGAAATGAAAGAAAAGAAAGATAGAGTTGATGATGCATTAGCTGCAACAAGAGCTGCTATTGAAGAAGGAATTGTACCAGGTGGAGGAGTAGCTTTACTATCAGGTATTAAATTATTGGATGATATTAAATATGAAAACGAAGATGAACGTCAAGGAATTCTAATCATCAAGGAAGCGTTAATGGCACCAATTACACAAATTGTACAAAATGCAGGTAAGTCAGCTGAAGTTGTTATTAATCAAGTATTAACAATGAAAGCAACAGAAGGTTACAATGCCAAGACAGGTGTGTATGAGGATTTAGTAGAAACAGGAATTATAGACCCAACAAAAGTAACAAGAATTGCATTACAAAATGCAGCTAGTGTTGCTAGTATGATTTTAATGACCGAATGTACTATACAAGAAGAAGTTGACGAACAACCAAAACAACAACATTAAATAAAGTATAAAAATAGAAATTATGGAAATAGTAGGAAATGGTGAAAACCAAAACGATAAAGCAGAAGCAGGACAACAAATCAATATTAACTTATCAGAACAACCGGATATTAAGTGTACAAACTGTGACGGTATTTATTTTGAACAAGTAATGGCATTTAAAAAAGTAAGTAAGTTATTAACGGGTCACCCACAAGATCAAATAGCACCGGTTCAGGTTTTTGTTTGTATAGCATGTGGAACACCTTGTCAAGAATTAATGCCAGAAGGATTGTAAGATGGACGATAAAGACGAAACATTACAAAATTTGGATATGATGTCAATTGTACCGGATTCGGTCGATGAAGGAAGAGTACAACCAATCAATCCATTTACACATGAATTGAATTTTGATAATATTAATGATATTAACGATGTAGTTGAAGTATTAAAAAGTTTAAAAATATCAATTGACCCTAACCAATGGGAACAGAGTAGTAAATACATTAAATTAAAATGATAGCAAAACCAATATTTGTAATACGTATGTCATACAACCATATACAAGAACTATCTAAATTTGGCAAAGAAGAAGAATTAAGAACATATTTATCAGATTACCATGTATTATTTGCTCCAGGTGAAACAGACACTCCAATATTTGAATGTTATAATCCAAATGACTTACCGGAAGATGTTCGGGAAACCACATTAAAACAATTAAACAAAATTATAAAAGAAAAGTTATGAATGAAATACCATTAGGCGATAGAATAATCGTAAAAGTAATAGAATCAGCAGACACCAAAACATCAGGTGGAATTATATTATCTGCATTAAGCCATACACGTCAAACAGGTGAAGTAGTTGCTGTAGGTGGTGGATTGTTTACCCAAACGGGTGACAAAATTCCAATGACATTATCCGTAGGAGATATTGTAACATTTACACCAGAAACAGGAACACCAATGAAAATTGAAGGTGAGGAATATAAACTGTTCAGAGAAAGTGATATGTTTACATATATAAAGAAATAAATTTGTTTATTTAATAATTAATTCGTATATTATAGTATGACAACGATTAAGAAAAGAAGTATAATAGATTTTGTTAAAGATTTAACGGAACGTAAAACGCCTTGGGAAAAGTTATCCGATATGGATCAAAAGGCTTTTACTCCGTATATTATAAATCTTTGGCTTTCAATGAATCCTGACTTAATTGAATTTGTAAACGAATTACAACAATACACGATAGGACAATTATCTCCTAAACAAGTTTATAAATTATATTTGGGGTTATTACCAAAAATGAAATTACCATATAGTAAATATATTAAGGGTAAGAAATCCGACAAGTATAATAAACAACTTCTTGAGTTAGTTGCCAATCATTTTTATATATCACAAACAGTTGCTGAGGATTATATTGATTTAATACCAAAGGAACGTATGGTTGAAATTATAACTATGTATGGTAAGAATTCAAAAGAAATTAAAAAACTAATGAAATGACAACATACGAAAACAAAGCTAAAGACCAAGCAATAAAAGCTAACAACAAACCAATGTTAAACGATTCACCAACACGAGAGTTTTTTGATAAGACACAACAACAGAAATGGCCAAGTGCGGATGAAGTAGTGTCAGGTGCGGATGAAGCAGTGTCAGGTGCACTATTACAATGTCATAGTTTATATCCGGAAATGATGGAGGAATATCTAGCAATAGAATATGAACAACGTGAGTTATTTTGTAAAAAAATGTTAGATTATGGTACAGGTAATATTTCACTAGGAACCAATTTAGAATCTGAAGAAGATAAAAAAGTAAGTCTAACAGGCCTTTGGTATAGAATTAATGATAAGATTAGTAGATTAAAGAACTTAGTTGTATTAGGTAAGTCACCTAATGTTAAAGGGGAAACAATTAAAGACACCTATCAGGATTTAAGTATATATGGTGTTATTGCTCAATTAGTAATAAGGAACAAATGGGGAAAGTAAAAATTAGATATGCAAACGATTCAGAGATTACAGAAGTAACAACATTTGACATATCAAAATTTGAAATGACAAATATATTTGAAAACGAAGTGTACGGTAAATGGAATGATACATACATTATGTTAGACCGTGAAGATTACGATAGATTAAAAAAATGATGCAATTAATAGGAGTACATCCGGTAAAACATAGTGACTTAGGTTTCAATGGAACATTATTTGGTGGAAAATTGCTATATTGGTTAGATGGGGATGCAGTTGCATATGCTATGGAAGTATGTGATACTCCTAGAATGGTTACGGTTACTATGGAAAAATGTACGTGGCAAAAATCAGCAGGAGCAAGTCATGTAATTAAAATGTACGCAGAAGTTATTAAATTTGGAACAAGTTCAGTAACACTATCAGTAGAAGCCCGTAGACATAATGTTTATAATGGTAAACAACAGGTAGTATTATCCACAGACATTAAATTTGTACGTGTGGATGAAGATGGGGAAAGTGTACCCATATCAGATAGAGTAAAAACTAAATATATTAAACAATGACAAATAAAGAAATAAAAGAAGAAATGGAAAAGTGTAAAAACGACCCATATTACTTCTACTCTGAATATTGTAGATTGGATGGAGAAACACCATCAATCAGTGAGGATAGATTTAAGGATATGATGGAAGAATACATGAATTCAAACAGCTCATTATTATTAATAAAAAGTCGGAATAAATTAGGAAATACCAAATAAAAGTCGTATATTTATAGTATAAACAATTTAAAACTATGCCAAGAGTAGACGATAGTTGGGTTAAAGGTATATTGAAACATACCATCCAAGAAAAACAAGAACACCACAAAACAATTTCATACAGTCAATTCAGTATGTATCAAACTTGTCCATTACAATGGAAGTTACAATATATTGATAAAGTAAGAAACTTTATGCCAAGTATTCATTTGGTATTTGGTTCAGCATTCCATACAACATTACAAGAATATTTAAAAACACTTTATAATGTAGGACCTGGAGTTGCAGATAAAATGGATTTACACGGGTTACTCAGACAAGAAATGGGTAAAGAATATACTAAATTCATGGTAGAATTACAAGGTGAGGAATTTACTGACCAACGAGCTATGGAAGAGTTTTACTTGGACGGTATAGCTATACTTGATTATGTACGTAGACACAGACGAAAGTATTTTAGTACACGTGGTTATGAACTAACTGCAATTGAGATGCCAATCTACCACGTGGCTAGTGAGGCAAACAAAAATGTATTTATGAATGGTTTTGTTGATGTAATTTTATATGACAAGATAGCACAAAAATATGTTATATATGATATTAAAACATCCACTAACGGTTGGAACAAGTGGATGAAAGCCGATAAGAAAAAAACATCACAATTATTAATTTATAAGAAATACTTTGCACAACAAATTGGGTGTGATGTTAAAGATATAGATGTACGTTATTTTATTGTAAGACGTAAAATACCAGAAGATACTATGTATCCAATTAAACCTGTTAGTGAATTTAGTCCTGCTAGTGGAAAACCAAGTGTTGGTAAAGTAGCTTCTGATGTTGATAGTTTTGTTAAACATGCATTCAACGAGGATGGTAGTTATAATACAGAACGAGATTATATAGCAATACAAGGTAAGGCAGGAAAGAATTGTAAATACTGTGACTTCCGCGATGATATGGAAAGATGTCCACGAGCAAATAGAATGAAATAATA